TACAAAATTTAAGACACTGAAAGTGTTTAGTGGTGCATCTTGCAATACAGGAGATGGTCAGGCTCATATGCAGTCAGGACTATGGCGAAATAATAATGCTATCAATAGCATCTTAATTGCATCTGGTACTGGAAACTTTGCACAGTATTCACGAATTGAATTATATGGAATTCTAGCAGCAACAGCGACAGGAGCTTAATTATGGCTAAAGGTTATGAGGCTATTTATCATCAAACCCTTACAGGCACAGCTTCATCTTTAAGATTCAATAATATCCCACAAGGATACACAGATTTATTGCTGAAGGTTTCTCCTCGTGGAAATAGAGCTGCACCAAATATTGAAGATATGTATGTAACGTTTAATGATGACACCGCATCAAACTATTCATTTGGTGAATTGTATGGCGACGGTGCATCTATGGCGTTTACTCGTTTGACAAGTCAAACCAGCGGAAGATTTCTTTATGGCAATACAGCTTCCTGCACAGCAGGAAGCTTTGGTATTTGTGATATGTATATTCCAAACTACTCATCTGGAACTGTATTCAAATCTTTTAATGCAGATAGCTTTAGTGAAAGCAATGATGTTACTACATACCAAATCAATATATCTGGATTGTGGAGAAACCTTGCGCCAATTACTTCTATTAAAATTGACCCAACAACAACACCGTTCCAAATTGGTACATCACTTTCACTATACGGAATAACTAAGTAGGAGAACCATGGCAATCAGACGATTCTCAACAGCAGAACCTGGAGTAAAATCCAACAAATTCTGGGACCAGGATACTGCACAAGGCGCAATGGTTCCCATTGGAAGCATTAATATTGTATCTAATACACAAGCTCAGTTTCTTTCATTCACAAATATACCTCAAACATATCAAGACTTAATGCTAGTTCTTAGTATGAGAGGTGCTAGAGCTTTAACTAGTATTAATTTTCACGTTACTATAGCTTCTGGTCAATTCTTTTCTGGAACCACGTTATATGGCGATGGCGCAACAGCTGCATCATCAAGGTTTAGTAACGGATTTGACCCAACAGATGGTTCCGTTCCAGCAGCATCGGGTTCTGCGGGTGTGTTTGGTTCTGCAGTTACTCATATATTAAATTACTCAAACAGTTCTAATTTTAAAACAACTCTTACGAGATGGTCGTCAGATGTTACTGGCGGTGGAACAACTGGTCTTTATGCAAACCTTGTTCGCGTAACATCTCCAGTCACAACCGTCAATGTTTATACAGACTTTGCTGACTACTGGGCTACAGGAACAACCGCAACACTTTATGGAATTAAGGCAGGTGCTTAAATGACAATGCATCATATTGCAAGCTCTGTAATTACTGGTTCATCTGCTACGTATGCTTGCAGTTTCAACAATGTTCCTCAAACATTTCAACATTTACAAGTAAGAGTATATGCAAGAGGAACCCAGAACAGTCTTTCAAATTTTATGCTCATGCAATATAACGCTGACTCTAGTAACACATACTATGCGGAACATCATTTAGTTGGTAATGGCTCTTCGGTAGTTTCCAATCAAGCAACTTCTCAAACATATATTAATATTGGAAATGTTACTGGAAACACGGCGCTGACAAATAATTTTGGTGTAGCAATCATAGACATACAAGATTATACATCAACAACAAAACATAAAGTTAATAAAACCCTTATCGGTTATGACAATAATGGAAGCGGTGAAGTTCAACTAAGTTCTGGTCTTTACGCCAACACAGCTTCTATACTTCCAATAACATTATTGCAGTTATACATGGCTAATGCTGCCGTAGGAACACGTGTTGATTTATATGGTATCACTGTCAATCCAGTAGCGAGAGGGTCTTAATATGCCTAAAGGTATGCAAGCAATTTACACTAATTCATTTAGTGGTGGCGTCGGTCAGTTAAACTTTTTTAATATACCTCAAACTTATACTGATTTAAAAATTGTAGTGTCTCAAAGAAATACTGGTGGCGGTGCTTGGGAGCCACTAGCTTTTAGGTTTGATGGTGGTGATTTTTTCTATAGCAATACTGCTATTGGTGGCGATGGGTCAAGTCCCGCTTCAACAAGAGTCGGTGCTTCTGGTTATATGTCATACAATGGATATATAAATGTAGGCAGCGGTGGTGCTACCGCGAACGCATGGGGAATTTACGAATTATACATTCCAAATTATACAAATAATTTATTTAAGCAAGTAATTATTGATGCAGTTACCGAAAATGTTGGTTCTGCATCAACAGGTTTAGGTGCAGCATTATATAGACTTGGTGCGCCAATAACTTTTCTTCAAGTTGGTGGCTACGCAACTTCACCAGCAACAGGAACATCAATAACAATTTACGGCATCAGCCGATAAACCGACAAAGGAGAAACAAATGACAACACCTACAGTAATCGATGTCGATTGCTCAACTGGTATCTCGACAGAACGTCCAATGACGGCTGATGAAATCCAGGCAATGAACGAACGCCAAGCTGCGTTCGAAGCACAGCAAGCAGAACAAGCAGCAACAGAAGCAGCCAAGGCTGAAGCTAAGGCATCAGCCGAAGCGAAGCTAGCAGCACTTGGTTTAACAGCAGACGAAATCGCAGCACTCTAAGGAGATAACATGAACGCAAAGTTTCAATCAGCAGCATTGTCTTGGTTCCGCGCAGCAGCAGCATCTGCGATTGCGTTGTACCTTGCTGGTCAGACAGACCTTAAGGTCTTAGCAACAGCAGCATTAACAGGATTCCTCGGACCAGTTCTTAAGTGGCTCGATGGTTCCTCAACAGACTTCGGTCGCGGAGCAGAGTAATGAGTACCAACGAATGGGCTGGTATCGCTGTCGCGGTTACCACAATAGTTGCCAGCTTTGCTGGCTCAGTTCGTTGGTTAGTAAAGCACTACCTCACAGAATTGAAACCAAATTCAGGCAGCTCGATGCGTGACTCAATCGATAGATTAGAGAAGCGTGTCGACAGCCTGTATGAACTAGTAGCTGGAAAGAATCGTGAATGAAACCTGTAGTCAAGAAAGCCACACCTGCTGCTCTTGCTGTTCTTCGTCAAGCGACGGCGTTAAAGCCGAAGCGGAAGAAAGCCAGCGATGGTCTTCTACCTTCTGCTGCACATGTAACTCAGAGTCCGAATTCGGACCACAATACTGGGCTAGCAGCAGACCTTACTCATGACCCAGACAACGGTATTGATTGTGCAGAAATATTTGAAAAGCTTAAAGAAGACAAGCGTGTTTCGTATCTTATTTTCCAAGGAAAGATTTGGTCTAAAGAAAAATCCAAGCTGGGAAACAGACGGTACACTGGGAGTAATCCTCACAACAAGCATCTTCATATTTCTATTAATGCCTCTAGTGCTGCCGATACTTCTCCATGGTTTTGGTGGATGAATCAGCCAAAGATTATTAATCAGGTCAAGGCAGCTATTGCTGTAGTACCAGTAAAGAAAGCATACCCAGCAGAAGATACATCTAAATGCTGTCAGCACTGTCCATCTAAGAAGTAGGGGTAAATCGTGGCAACGAATAACAAGGCTATCGTTGGTGACCTTCCGATTATTCTCAGCCAGTCGATTCCGACTGCGCTTGTAAAGTATAAGAGAGAAGACTTTGCTGCTAGCTACGCTATCGGTAATACACCATGGCTATCTGCAGCATCTGACCAGAACCGTATTAGTCGTATCACGACTACATACCAGAAGGAACGTATCGACCAGGGTTCATCTGCTGGTGAAAACTCTTTGTCTAACTGGTGGCTACGGTCTGCTACATCATGGCACTTCGGTGCGGGTACACGTTACTACGATGCAGATGCATCAGACTTGTTTAGATTTTACGAGTCAAGCAACATAGATGTCTGGACACCAGGTGAACTTACACTTCTTAAGAGGACAACTAATCTTAGCACCGCATCGGTAAGCAGCCCAGCTACAGTAACAGGTGGAACGTTCTACATATCTGGAAGCAACGTATTCTTTTTTAACGAGTCAACATCAACCAGTACATCAACTAGTTTACCTGGTGGTGCTATAGCACAGAAGCTTACATCCGACGGTGCTGTTGGAATTGTTGGAGCAAGTGACGGTATCTATATCGTTACAACGGCTATGGCTGTTAGTAAGATTTGGAACAAGCCAAGCTCTAATACAACATGGACTGTCCAAGCAATTGGATATGTCAAAGATAGAATTGTTGTTGGTGTTCAATTAGATTCTGGCGAAGCTAACACATACGAACTTAGCAGAAACCCATCATCGCCACCAAAGACAGTAAGCACAACAGAACTTAGATATTCATTTCCTAACTCAACATTAACTTATGTATCAATTGCGGAGTTAAACTCTTCAATCATTGTTGGCTATACAGTAGGTATCTATTCAAGAATTCACAGCCATGCCATTGATGAGGCATCACCATTGGCAGCAATCAAAGACCCAATCGTTGTAGCTGAACTACCACGTGGTGAAACGCTCAACCAATTTAGAACCTACCTCAATGAGTATGTCGTACTAGCAACCAGCTCTGGTCTTCGTATTGGTACTCAGTCAACCGATGGATTAGGTTTTACATATGGACCACTTACTATCCATACAGAAGTAAAAGATGTAGCGTTCAATGATTCATATGTATATGCCACACGTACATACAACAACACCGCTGGTCTATGGCGTATTGATTTAGGTACACCAATTGGTAGTGGTTATGCATACGCATCCGACTTGTCTATATCTGCTGGTTCTGCAACTGGCGTTGCTTTTATTGGAACATCAGGTCGCAAGTTTATTACCGCTACATCTGGTGTATGGATTGAATCAGCAACAGAGTTGGAACCATTTGGATTTTTAAAGTCTGGTTGGATTCGCTGGGGTACTGCAGAAAAGAAGCAACCAGTTTCTATTGCTATCCGCGCTACAGGTACAGGTGGAACAGTTAACTTTACGGTTGAAGACCAAGAGGGTCGTTCATCTGGTATCGGCTCTGTCCCATTAACTGGGTCCAACGATGTGCAGTTATCTGCTGCGTTATCACCAGCAGACCACTTTGAAATTACAGTCAATCTTTCTCGTAGTACAAGCAGTGCAACAGTTGGACCAGTGCTAGAAGAATGGCAGTGTCGTGCATTGCCTGCTCCTCTACGTTCTAGAACAATCACTGTTCCATTGCTGTGCTTCGAAGAAGAGAGAGATACCAATGGTGTGACTCGTGTGTCCAACCCTTGGGAAAGAATTAAATATCTAGAACGTATCGAGCAGAATGGTGGAGCAGTCTTGTATCAAGACTTCTCATCAGAGGAAGAACGTATCTGTACTATCCGAGCTATCCAGTTCGAGCAGACTTCTCCTCCATCATTTGCTAGTGGGTTCGGTGGAATTGTTACGGTTCAATTGCAGACAATTGATACGGAGCAAGCTATTCAATAATGGAAGAGAACAAGTTAATACCTCTGGTACTACCAGGGGAAAGAAGCGAGCTAGTCGAAAAGGTTCGATTGGCTCTTAATGTTGCTGGCGATGATGTGTTAGATGCTCCCCTTGCCGAGTTGCTAAGAGGGTTGCAGCATCAGCTTTCCATCCCAGCAGTCGGGTGCATCAATATAGCCACGCTGGATGCGCTCGCAGTTGCTCCACCAGAATGGTAGGGCTAAAAGGAGAGGGGGACTTAATTGTCCCCCTCTTTTTTTATTTCCCTAAATCACCACGGCTTGCCATCAGGCAAGCCTTTCCCGCCCTCCACCCCTCAACCTTATCAGATACTTGGTAAAAATAAACGGCGTGTCTTATGACACAGATTGGTAATACAACTGATATGATATACGGTATGAATCAACTTCCTCCGCATCGGTCTTACAGTCAGCTAACTACTTGGCAATCCTGTCCTCAGAAATACTACTTGAGTAAGGTAGCCATGGTACCAGAGAAGCCTGCAGTGTATCTTGCTGCTGGCTCTGCCGTCCACTCTATGTTGGAATGGTTGAATCATGAGCTCTACAAGCAGCAACAGAAACTTGATTGACCAACGAGGTATCCCTAGTAACGAATGCGTGAACTGCGGTTCCAACATTCAAGTTATCAGGGCTATCTTTCAAGACTACGACTTGGTCATGTGGTTCACAGATTCTTTCTGTGCTGATTGCGGTTCTCCTATGACAACCCCCACACCAGTCGACCATCCAGACTACGTGAAGCCTGACCGACCAGAGGAAGAAGACGATGAGTTTAACTGAGAAGTGGCTTGAGATATTCAATGCCGAAGTAAGAGATGTAGAAGAGAAGTCAGGGCTACCCACCACAGAGTGGAAGGTAGCAGGTCGCAAGACCGCTGCTCGTCCTGATGGGGAAGACCTAGCTTTCTGGCAAAGCGATGGACTCAAGCAGGTAGAAGCCTACCAAAAATGGGTGTTGCAATCTGGCTGGCAGATTGCTACTATGCCTGATGGTCGTCCTGGAATCGAGTGGTCCGCAGATGTGCATTTCGGAGGCACACCTGTGAGATTTATTATCGACGCGGTATATCAAGTAGGGGAAGACTTGGTTATCGTTGACTACAAAACTGGTTCCAGGACGCCATTCGGTGTAATCCAAAATGGATTGTATGCCAGTGGTATTGAAAAGATTTTTGGTATCCGTCCCAAGTGGGGCGCATTCTTCATGACACGCCAAGGTGAGCTTGGTGATTTGATTGACTTAACCCACCTGAGTATTGAATACTATGAACATGCATTCGCATCTATGAACCACTCAGTATTGCAAGGTTGGTTCCCAACATTCGTTGGTGAAAACTGCAAGATGTGTTCGTTTATGGATAAGTGTCCAGCATGGGGCAGCAAAGATTTCCCGCTACAAATTCCAACAACAGGGAAAGAAAAGGAGAGAAAGTAGATGACTGAATCTATGTTCTCGTTTACAGGAAAGCTAAACGGAAATGATTTGTTTACCGTCCGAGGTAACAGCATTTCTGAATTCAAAGCAAACCTAACTGCAGCAGTCGAGGCAATCACTGATGCACAAGGTCTGCAAGCTATGTTGCTTAACCGCACAAATGGAGGAGCGTATGCTCCTAACATGGAACAAGCTATCGCTGGTCTACAGGCAGCGGGTCTTAACCCACAGCCTGTGACAACAACACCTCAAGCAATCGAGGTAGTTAAAGATAAGTATGGTAACGAGTGGACATATGGACATCCAGATGCGCCAGACCTACCAGACGGACGTGGCAAGTACGCCAAGAAAAAGGGCGTATCAAAAGCAGGCAAGGCATACGTTGGTTGGTTCGACCCAGCTAAGGGACCAAAGCCTTTCTCACCAGGTGCTGTAGAAGCAGAAACAATCTGGACTAAGTAATGCGTAGCCTATTGCAAGTAGTGGGTGTCGAGTCACCAGCTGGTCATCAACTACCAGAAATCTTGCCTCAACTCACCGCCAGTCAGGTTGTGTTCCGTCAAGCGCAATTGCATTTGATTGCTGCACAACCAGGCGGAGGCAAGACACTACTTGCATTATGGTACGCCGTTACTTCTAAGGTTCCATCTTTGTACATATCAGCAGACTCTGATTCACGTACCATCGCTACTCGCGCTGGTGCAATTATTATGAATAAAGATGTTGCTGATGTTGAAAGACTGATGGATACCGAAGCAAGTGTTCTCCTTGAGGATGCACTAGCAGAAGGTGCCAGCCATGTACGATTCGCCTTCGACCCAGCACCTTCTCTTCAAGATGTTGAAGAGGAGATTGAAGCGTGGATTGAATTACATGGCTCGGCTCCTGC